TTAGTTACACGTACTCTTCTGTAGTACTTGTTAGTATCGTTAGTTAATGCACCAAGACCTTGGCTAGATACATCACCCTGTGCAAATGGATTAGCAACCATTCCATAACGAGTTTTGAACCCGATTTTTGGTTGGAAGCTATTCTCACCAACAGCACGTACCATTTGTAATGGAACGTATGGGCAATAGAATAAACCAGCGTCAAAAGCGCTTGAACCTTTGTAGCCAACTACTAAGTAGTTTGAGCCAGCAAATGGGTCGATATATACTCTGAATCTTCCGTTAAGAACACCAGCAAAAGTATTACCTGTGTCATCAACTTCTAAAGAGTTAGAGTTAAGAGCAGGAGCGTAGTCAAGTACACCAGCCATTTGTAAAGCAGAAGCAACGTCTGAAGAACAAATAACGATGTTACCTTTCCCTCTACGAGTTCCCTTTGCAATAGCGTTAGCTTCTTGTTCAACTTGGAACATTAAGCCTTTGAACTTCTCTACAGACCATCTACCATTCGCATCAACGTCTAAGTCAAATACGCCTGCGTTTGCAGTGCCAGGAGCACCAACTTCTGCAGTGTTATGGATAGTTCTAACAACTTCACGGTTGATTTCTGTTAAGATTTCAGTTTGAAGAATGTTAGCAAGTTCTGTTTCAGCGTCTAAGCCGTGAACAGCTCTTAGGTCCTGAGCAAGCTCAGTTGTGTATTCAGCTTTTAAAGCTCTTGTCTTCGCAGCCACTGTAACTTTCTCAATTGAGAATGCCATTTCAGCGTATGCGTCACCAACACCATCTCCTAAAGCTTCACCAGCGCCTGTGTCAAGACCTGTACCAGTCGTGATAAGTGCTGTGTTAGCATTTGTCAATGTGTTTGCGTGTGTACCAGTACCAGAGAAGTCTGTATCAGCTTCGTTATAGAAAGCTTCGTCTCCGCCCTGTGAACCGTATCTAGCTCTCATCGCAAAGATAAGACCTGTAGGACCAGTCATAGGCTGGACACCACAGATGTCGTATGCGATTAAGTTAGGTACTGCTCTACGTACTAGTGAAATCAAGATAGGGTCATAACCAGCTGTTGGACCAGCTGCTGCATTACCTGGAGATACAGTTGCAGAGAAACCACCTGTGCCAGCATCGTTAGTTGGTGCTGCTTCTGAAAGTAGTGATGTCATGTTTGCAGACAAGTCACCTGTTTCTGAAAGTGCTCTTTCTGTATTCTCAAGGATAGTAGCGGTTACTGCCTTCTTGTGTGAGTCAGTAATTGGAGAAAAAGATTCGTGCTCTAGGATAGGGCCCCACTTTTCTACCAATGCTTGATAATTACTCATAGTAATTCTCCCTTTTTTAGTTAATATTAAATTATTTTAACCAATTTAATTATTCTTATTGCTTTTTCTGCTTAGCATTGAATGCTTCAACTAGAGCATTAATAGAAGTGTAATCAGAAGCTGGTTTAGTTACTTCCTGTTCTTCTAGAATAATTTCGTCTTCTTCGACATCCTCTACTTTAGGTGTGGCAACTTTGCCTTCGCTAAAGAAAGATTCTTTGATTACTTGAAGATTATCTGCATAAGCTTCTAAATCTTCAATATCAAGCTTTTCAGACAATACTTTCAATCTCTCTACCTGATTCTCAGATAAACCTTCTGAAAGTTCGTCAAATTTTTGTCCTGCTTTGAAAGTTTGAATTTCTTTCTGTAATTCAATGTTCTCATTTACGAGATCATTTGCCTTACCTTCCAATTCAGAAACAGTTGTCTCTAAGTTTGCTACAACGTCAACTGATTCTTCATCAACTGATACGTTGTGCTCTACGAACAAGTTCTTAAGACCTGACATTAATGATTCTGCCATTTCAACCTTGATACCAGATTCGATAGCAATTTCATTCTCAGACATCCATTCAGAAACAACGTAGTCTAAATACTTATCAACATTTTCAGTAATAGTTTCTAATTTCTCAGTAACTGCTTCTTCCAATGCTTCGTCTAAAGACTTAGTTAATTCTTCGCGAATAACTTCAGTTCTCTTATTTACTTCTT